CTACAATCTCCCGCGGTAATGGTGCTTCCCGCGGTGCTGTAGAACCACGAGATGTACTCGACTTTTGTGAACCAGATATAGATGCGCGTACTTCTTTCTCTAGAGATTTTAATCTCTGTACCGTATCACCTGATACTTTAGTCAGTAGTGTAATTGCATCTGCAAGAGTTGGGTCCGCCATACATTTATTTATACATTACACTACTGTATAAATAAATCTGGGGTAATATCCAGTTGCTCATCAGCAGTAACGTGCCGGGTTAATGCCTCCTCTGCAGCCCTGACCTTACCAATATATGTGTATACTGGTCGTAATTGTACAGTATCCAGTTCTTTGATAATGTCTAGGCTCTTAGTATCTTTTCTCATCTCTAGGGTTTGGTCACCAATAGAGATAGCTTTAATAAATTTTATTGATTCAAAATGATAGACATCACTCAAAAGAGTCTTACCGGATGAGTTATTTCTATATTTACGTAGAACAAGGCTGTTAACAATATGGTCATCGTCCATTGTAGGTGGTGAGAGGTGAAATGTAATATCTTCGACAGTAGCGCTCTCAGGCCCGACTTCTAATTCAACACTTTCGTTTCTCTCGAGCATCTTCTTAATATTGAACTCTATATTATCACTACTTGTAACAATATTATCAATATACCCTTTAAGCGCGAGCATAAAGTTAGTACGGTCAATAGTACTAAATACGGGCTGATATTCCTTAATATTCTTTTTAAGAATAGAGTACATCACGTTGTTAAATTCTAAGATAGCTAAAACGGGACTGCTAGCGCTAGATGTAATATTCGCTACAGTTTCAATGATTTTAGATTGCTGAGCCAGTGTAATAGGTGAGATATCGATATCGTTTTTGAGTGTAGGTGAGAATACACTTATAACTTTTTTAGCTTTTTTAAGCTCTTGAATAATACTATTTACATCGGACATATTAATATTTACTCACCGGTATCAGGATTTCTACTGTTTTCAGCTTCAGCTTTTTCTGCCTGCTCCTTACTATAGAAATTTAAATTAATCTTAAGTTCTGGTAATGTATAATGTAGTAGGTCAGCACCTTTTAAATTTAATCGTTGTGTTATATTATACTCAAATTCATACAGCTCCATTAAATCACTACTAAAAATTTCTCTAAGAAATTGTAGTATCGAAGTATCATACACATTAATTTCTGCTCCGCCATCTAGAATAGCGATGCTACTTTTACCTTTAATTTCGTTTATAATATTTACAACCTTTGTAATATGTATGTCTGTTTCATTTAATATTAAGGTTTTTTCATGTATTGAAAATCCGTCTAAACTATTACCATTTACTTCATATAGGTAATCTGCTACAGTAGCTGTAATACCCTTATTATAAAAATACTCAGGTGTTCTGAATTTACACCCCCCATATTCGAAAGTATCCTCGTGAAACATACCTATGCATTGGTCTTTTAGCGAAAAATTGATACTTCTATTATCATAAGCGAGTGCTATATCATTACCTAGTATAGAGTTTCTGATATATATTAATGCTTCAAATTTATCGATAATATTGAGATCATAACTCGATGATATACGTTGAGTGATTGATTCGAAGCAATTATTGACCTCAGCAGTATCACTAGAAAGTAGCATTTTACATACATTCTTATATTCTAGATATGATAATTCCTTAAAGAATACCAGGCCTCTCTTAAGAGGTATCGATAGTTGACTTGAGACCATTAAAATAATTTATCAATCAAGTCAGGTAATGGCAAGTATAAATTGTCCTCGACTGTATAGTGAGTATATGCCCATTTAGTATTATATGTCTCTAGTGCTTCAGCATCATATGATAAATTCCTGCTATCTACACTCATGGGCACGCAATTATAAAACCGCCAAACCTTTCTAGGTATCTGTGACAGTTTTTGAAATGATCTTGTATACTGTACTATTGTTGCATTAGTTTTAACGTTTAGGTCTGAATCTTCAGGTCTAGCAACCATACCTGCATGTGCTCCCAAGATGACCCAAGGTCTAACCAAACTATCAACAAACGATGTATTTGTCTCTCTGAAGTTTAGGGTAAGTGGAGAGAAGTTAGATCTACCGCTGCTAACGGGACCTGGAATAAAACCTCTATTGTTAGTTATCGTAGCGTGATTAACCTCAAATGTATCATCAGGTATAGAGGCACCTTGAGCAAACATACACCCATTAATACCTTGAAACGGATAAGATGTTAATACTGCTCTCGCTCTATCAATATCAAATCCCTTCTTATCTCCCTGAACAGGTTCAAGGCTCTGTAACATACTAGTTTTCAGTCCGCTAGGGAAGCGGTCGAAAAATATAATATACTGCGTTCTTAGTGGGATAGCACCTATCCAGGACTCCATCGATTTTATGAATGAATCTCTAAAACTAACTAACGGTATCCCTGGTATATTAGTACCGAATAGCTGCACATTCGGTTGCCCGAGTGAACCACCTAGGTTACCCTGTGTTACACTTTTTACACCTTGTAGAAATTTACCGGCAGCGTTAAGAATACTCATACACAAATATTTAAGCAAAAAAAAGCCGTACCTACGGTACGGCCTTTAAAGTTATAAAAAAGATGTTATGATGTCTTCCTATAATACTGGTATGCGATAGTAACGGTGAAGGTTTGTACTTCACCAGAGGCTGTTACATCGTATGAAAGATCACCTACAGATCGTATACTCGCACCAACTAGTTGATACTGTGCTTGTTTGTTTAATTCCTTATCTAACTGTACTAGGTCAATAACAGAATCAGCTTTAGGTGTAAAGTAGTTACCTGTGGATGTTGAATCATCAAAAGTATCATTAATAACTTGCTGGAACTTCTCATACAATTTATAAGATTCATCAGCTCTAAAGGTCAAGCTGTATCCGGCAGAGTTGTTATATTTAACAGTGCCTGGTACGTGGAAATCTAGACCCATATAAGGTACTACAACATCCTGAATTGTCTTACCAGGTAGAGTAGCTGTCGTAGCATATATTAGATCATCTTCTCCAATAGATGTATCACTACCACTACCAAAGTCGATGTTAAGCACTCTAAACAAGTTATTTCTTGCGAAATCCTTTGCTTGTGCCTGAGTATAAAAGTCCTGTATTGTTTGTTTTACGTCTGCCATAGCTAATTATATTTAATGTTATCCAACGATTTCGGTGAAGTCTGTACCTGTACGTGTTGCGTAGAAGTTAACGAGAATAAATTCAGCGGCGCGAACTGGCTTTAGATAAATGTCTACAACCATTTCATTCTGATCAATAATATCTGGTGTATTATTTCTCTCATCACATACGATCAGGTAGTCGTATAGTCCATCAGTATTCTTGGCGTTCTCGAATATAGGTGTGAGTGTATTAATAACTCTCGTTCTTGTAAGTAGTGTGTTAGGCTCAAACAAGAAGTATTTAACAGTATTCTTCGTTGCTTTCTCAAGATTTAAGAATAGTCTACGTACATTGATTCTATCAAACGCTGTCGGAGCTGCTTGTAAGGTCTTCTGACCGAATGTTACAAAACCGTCACCTGGGAAGAATGCAACTGGGTTGACCGAGTTCTTATAGAGTTGATCTCTTTGCTTCTGCTTCGGGTATAGCGCAATATCATTAACACCACCGACTCTACCTCTACTAAATCCAGCTGGTGCAAACCATGGTTGGAAGTTAGCATCTGTATTAGCCATTTGACTCGCAGCAGTACCAGAGAACGGTACCCATACTTGATCGTCTAATGAACTATCATAAACCTTACTCCAGCAAGCATATGTAGTAGAGTAACTTGAATTAAGAATAGTTGTAAAAGCTTGTACTGGCTTGGATACATTCAAGGAGAAGTTCTTATCAGGATCATCTAAGGTCCTGAAGTTCCGTCCTTGTACAAATATAGGTCTAGGCAAATCAGCAATAAACATATGATCCTTTCTTCTCTTCTCCGCAAAGTCGTTAAACCTATTGTAGATTGCCTTCCAGTTATCTCTGTAAGTCGCAGCTTCATCAGATATCTTAGTAATGTCTGATGTATAGAAACCGGACATTGCTGAAACGTTTGTCAGGTCATCGAAGTACTTATCATCGCCATTCTGCGTTCTTGCAGCGTTAATAGTACCGAGACCAGCTTCAATTGTAATATCTAGATCGAATACTTCGGGGTTTTCAATGGTATCGAGTAGTCTATCAATCTTCTCCGGCACACTACCTAGATCCTTTTGCTCTGCTTGTAGGTTAGCATTGGCATATGCACCTACAGTAAATAGCGAGTCAGCAGCTCCTAGATCAACTACCGCTCCAGATAGAGTACTGAATACGTTATTGATAAGAGCAGTACTTGTTGTTGGTACCAGTGATGTCTCAGGGATATAACCAGCTGATAGTGCTGAGAAGTGAGCCTTACCGGTTGAGTTGCTTGTAAACTTACTGCTAGCAACTCTTATCTTGTTAATAGGGTTACCATTAAGATCGAGGTAAGTCTCACCATTTCTGTGTGAAAGGTTATCATTAATCATTACTGATATATTAGGTGACTCATCTTCTCTAAATCCGAGGAAGAAGCTCTGAGGAGCTCCACCTTGCTGACTTTGTTGTTGTCT